ATAGGCGCTCACGGCTTGGGTAACGCTGGCGCAGGCCGATACGCTCGACGCGATGGCCGCTGCAATCACGATTCGTCTCATGCGAGTCCTTCCGTTCCGAAGTTGATCGGGCCGCCGAACGCCGGCAGCGCGCGCTGGTACAACTTGAGGCGGCGGTCGTAGTGCGTATAGCCGCCATTTATCAGTTTCGTAACTCGCTTGAAGTTGCCCACGTCGGCCAGTTCGTTGAGGCCGTGCTGCTTCCAGAACCAGGCGGCGCTGCGTGCGGCCTGCGTCGGGTCTTCCAGCAGCTCGGGCCTTTCCAGCAGGCGCAAATCATTGAACAGTGCCAGCGAGCAGGCGGCGTAATTGGCGCGCCCGGTGATCTGGATCAGGCCGCGTCCCTTGAACTTGGCGCCGTCGCCCGGCTCCGTGTTGCCCAGGTCTGCCCGCCCCTCGTAGCCAAGCTGCGTCGGGGTCGGCCCCCAGCCCTCGCGCAGCAGCGCGAAGCATGCCGACTCGTGCGCGCACTGGGCGACGAAGGCGGCCACGCGGGCGGGCGTGTTGATGTCGAATTCGTGACAGGCGCTGCTGATGGGGCCGACGAATGTGTCAGCCAGGCGGGGGCCGCACGGCACGGCGGCGAGCAATTGCGAGCGCATCATTTGCGGAGTCTCCGAAGCTTGGCGCGACGGTCGCGGACGATCTTGTCGCGGAAGAGGATGAGCGCCTGCAGGACAACGTAGGCGATGGTGAGGTAGGTGAGCCACTTCTCGGCCGGGATGGCCGAGACTGAATTCCAGACAACGAGGGCCGCCGGTGGCGCGGCTTCCGCAACAGCTCTGAGGGATTGACGCATTAGGATTTCCGGCGGTTAAGTTTCCGCCAGTATATCCTAATAATTTAGGGGCGCTACAGCTTATTGAACGCTACGGCCCAGGGTCGGCGGCGGCAAATCCAGCGCCGGCAATTCGGCGATCAGCTCGTCCACGGTTGGCGCCGGGATCTCGCCGGCCTCGTACCGGGCCAGCACCTCGCGGCACGCGATCCACACGAGCGAGCGCCACGCGCGGAAGGCCTGGCCCTCGGCTTGGAAGGCTGGCGCCGCGCCCTCGTCGGCGTAGCTGATCGCCGAAATGAGGCTGTCGTATCCGTACAACCAGGCGGTGCTGTCCATGTGCCGCTGCACGGCGGCCTCATAGTCGGCAACCGTGGGCGCTCCAGGTGCCGGCGGGGCGACCACGCCCATGGTGCCGACCGGGACGAACGCCATTGCGGTATCGATGGCCGGGTCCAGGGTGGCGTGCTTGACGGAGAACCATTCGACCGGGCACGACTGCATGATGAGCGCGTGCAGCGCATCGCCGGTCGGCGTCGGGATTGGCAACGTGATGTTGTAGTCGGTGCGGTAGCGTGCGGGGGTCTTGCCGTCCGCCTGGTAGGTGGAGACGAGCGCCGCCTCGGGTAACAGGTCGCTCCAGAATCGCACGACGATCGCGTGCTCGGCCTCGTCGCGGCTCACAATGCGGTAGTAAATTTTCGGGTCGGTCATGATGTCGTTCCGGTGATGGTGCCCAGCAGGTTAAACGTGATGTTGGCGTACCCCGTGACGGCCGCGCCGCGCGCACCTGCTGCGCCAGCCGAGCCGCGCGCAGTCGTGCCGGACGCGCCGGCAGGGCCGCCCGATTTGCCGGGGTAATTCGTGTACGTGATGCCAGGCGAGTAGCTACTCGTGGCGGACTGGCCGGCGTTGCCAGACTGCCCGATATAGCCGCCGGTGCCGCCGGTGGTGCCGGCCGAGCCGGTCACGCCGGATTGCGGAGGCAAGTTGAAATTGATCTGCCCGTCGCCGCCGCGCCCGCCGGTCTTTGCCTGCGTGGTGCCGGCTCCGCTCAGCAGCTGGCCGCCAGAACCGCCGCCGCCGCCAGAACCGCCCGCACCGCCAGAACCCACGCCGGCCGAGCCGCCCACGCCGCCAGGGCCGCCCGCGATCGTGCCGGCGTTCTGGACGATGATTTTATTCGGCGCGGCGAACGAGACGCCGCCATTCCCGCCATTCCCGCCATTCGTGGCGCTACCGTCGCTGCCGCGTCCGCCCGATTTGCCCGCAACCGCGTCATTGGCGTTGCCGGTTCCGCCGGCGCCATAGCCGCCGAAAATACCATAGCCGCCCGTGGTGCCGGTGCCGTTGGTGCCCTTCGTGCCCGACGCGCCGGTGATGGTGCCGGAATTCAGCAGCATAAGCTGCGCACCAGCGTTCCAGCCGGTGCCGGTCGTGAAAGCCGGCGTGTTGATGTCGTCGGAGGTAATCGTGCCGTCGGCGATGCACAGCACGAGCGGCGCGTCGACCGGATTGCCGCAGGCGGCGCGCAGGTTGTACTTTACCGCGTTGCCGGGCCGCACGACGATCGTGCGCGGCATCATCATCGCCATCATCGCTTGAACCCTGGCAGGTAAGAGCCCCACAGCTGGGCGCCGTCGCTCACGAAGGAAAAGACCGTGCGCTCGCCGGCAACCTTGGAGTAGGCCGGGGCGGTGTCCTGAATGAAGTTGTAGCCGCTGGCGAAAGTCAGATTTCGGTTACCCGTGGCGTCCTGTAGGACGTGCAGAATAATCGTGCCGATCGGCAGGTTCGTCGGCAGTGCGAGCGTGCGGTCGCCGATGAGGGTCAGCGTAACGACCTGCGCCTGACCGGCGTCCCAGGTGATCGGCGTTGCGGTCGCGCCGCTGTCGACCAGGGCGGCGGCCACGGTGCCGGCGTTGGAGATATTTTTCCAGTTCGTCGGGTCGTTCTTCGGGTCCGTGGTGCTGGAGCTGGACGCGGTGCGCTTGCGATAGGTGAGCTGGTCCAGTGGGCTGACCACGGCGGCATTGAGCGCGTAGGTTTGGCCCGAAACCCAGGTCACGGCGCCGGCCGCAAGTGCCGCAGCAGCGGCAGCCGCAGCAGACTGATCTGCCGCGATGGCCTTCGCGTTCACGTCGGTCGCCAGCGCGTTCGCCTGGCTGGCGAAGTCTTGCGCCGCGTCGCGGAATGGCGGCAGCGTGGCCATCACGTTTTCGGCGTTGTCATCAAAAGTATCCGGCTGATCGCGCAGCGCGGCCGGGCCGAATGAGGGCAGGACTACGGTGATTTGTGCGGTCGGCATTTAGACAACTTCCTGAATTCTAATGTTGAGGAACGAGCCTGCGGGGCTCTCTAATACTATCTGAAAATCTTGCACAAAACCAACAAGATTTAGGGCGTCATAGCGGTCGTCGCCCAGCCACGGGCGCACGCTCTGCTTGGCGGTGCGCAGCAGCCTGCAGACCTCGTCGAAGCGTTCGTTCTCGACGAAGACGTCGATTTCGACCACGCGCACGACCCGCCGCGGTACGAATTTGATTTTGCCGAACGTGTCCGTCGCGGTGCCCGAGTAATCGATCGTGCGCACGGAGGGTTTCCATTCCGGGTCGCCGATGTAGTCGCTACGGCCGAACTGGACGTCGCCGACGAGCGGCACCGTGCCAATGCCCTGAACGATGACCTCGAGCGCGGCGTTGCGGTACGCCGGGATGCCCGTAAACGTCACGTTGCGGCGGAACGAAATGGGCTTGAGGAAGAACTCGGACCAGGAGCGGGTATTGCGCAGCCGCAGCAGCTTCGTCTGGTCGTACTTCACCACGCCGGCCACGGTGACGCGCACGCGCACGGATGCGGCGCCGTCGACTTCGAACACGGTGACGGTGTCGAACCGCTGAATCGGCGTGAGCGTCCAGGACAGCGTGTCGCTGCTCGCCATGCTCTGCGTGCTCATGGTCGTGTCAAACGCCGCCCATGCGTTCGTTGGCCCCACTTCCAGCCAGCGCGGCGTGTTGCCGGTCAGGTTGTTTTCCGGGTAATCGGTCGAGACGTTGGTCGCCGTGTGGGCGATCAGGCACTCATAAATCCGATGGTTCGGCCGACGCACGCGGTTCTTGACCGCGAAGGCCTTGGGCGTCCACAGCGGGTTATCGTCGGTATCGTTCTCCGTCAGCGAGGACGCCGCGAACACGGCGTCGGTCACGGGAATCGGCGTTACCATGTACATCAGGCGTTCTCCTCTGCGGTGGCGCGGCTCATGACTTCAGTTCCGTCAGCGGTGCGGCCGGTGTTCTTGGCGATCTGGTATAGCGTCGGGAACAGGGCTTCATGGACGGCTTTAGAGATCGCGTCCGGGTCGACCTGTGCATCGCTCGACGCGGTGCGGCTGCTCGCCATGCTGTCCGGCGCCGCCAGCAGGTGCGCATCGGCCTCATTGGACGAGCGCATCGCCGCTGCAATCTGCGCGATGCTCACGCCGTTGCCCAGCTGCTGCAGCCAGAACGCCATGCCGGCGGCGTCGCCGGTGCGGCCGAGGATGGTCTCGTACAGCTTTTCAATCTTGTCAGCGGCTTCGGCGCTGCCGGCCAGGCCCTTCGTAATGTTGGTCCCGTTGGCGGCCTGGTTCTGCCAGAACGCCAGGCCTGCCGCATCCGGTGCGCGGCCCAGCGTGTTGGCGTAGGCGCCGACGACGGACGCCGCAGCGTTGCCGCCGATGAGGGCCTGCAGGGCGCCCAGCGCGGCGGTCACAGATTGCACCGACACGTCCACGCCTTTGACCGCGTCGATCTGGCGCTGCGCCGTCTCGACCAGGCTGTCCAGGCGCTCGACTTCGGCGTTATACGCCGCTTCAAGGGCCGCCTTCGTGGCGTTCAGCGTGGCGAGCTGCTGGTCGGCGACCGTCAGCTGACCGTCCGTCATGTCGGCCAGGTCGCCGATCGCGGCAGCGGTCGTCACGCGGTCGCGCTGGTAATCCTCGAAGGATGAGAACATGTCCTTGCTGTCGGCGGTCACGGCGCTGAGTGCGTCCTTGAGGACGTCCGCCGTCGGCAGCGGGCCGCCAGCGCGCGCAATCGCCAGCGCCGCCTGAATCTGCGCTTGGCCGCCCTTGCGGTCGGTTTCGTCCGCGCCGGCCTTGCCGAGGGCTTCATGCAGTGCGGTCGACAGGTCGGACAGGCGCGCGATGCTATCCTTCGTGCGCGTGATCGTGGCGTCCAGCTGCTTGACCGCGGCGTCGTAGCTCGACTTGAGGGCGGTCTTTTGCGCCTCGACGGCGCGCTGCAGGGCAGACATTGCGGTGTCCATCGCCTTGGCTTCGTCCTGCAGCGCGTAGGTGCGCTCTTTCAGCGGGCGCAGCGACTCGTCCATCGCGGCCAGCTCCAGGCGGCGCTCGATCGCCAGCGCGCCGGCTTCGTTGCCCTGCAGGCGCAAGACATCGGCTTCCAGCTGCGAGCGGCTGGCCGCAGCGGCCTTGCTTGCATCCTCGACCTGCGCGAATGCCGGCGCCAGTTGGAGCAGGGAGACCAGCAGTTTAGCGCTTGCCTCGTTGGTCGGGTCCTGCGCCTGAACGAGCGCCTTGTATTGTGCGATCGTGGTCGGAATCGTGGTCAGGCCCAGGCCCGCGAGCGCGGCGTCCAGCGCCTTCGATACCGGCGCCAGGCGCTCGGCGTCGGTCAGGTAGGCCTGCGCAAAGCCCGCCGTCAGCGAAACGAGCGAGTCGTTGCCGCCGGCCAGCTGGACGAGGCGGTCGCGCGCTTCGGCGGACGCCAGGCCGGCGCTGCCGAACATTTCGGCGGCGGTCTTGCCCAGGTTCTGCGCGGCGGCGTTGCTCGCATCGAACTCGCCGGCCAGGCGTTCCAGCGTGGCCGCAGCGCTCTCGCCCGAGCGGCTGAACTTGTCGAGCGTCGGGACCAGCAGTTTCGCCAGATCGTCGCCGACGCCGTTGAAAAAGTCGGCGATCGCCTGCTGATTTTTGGCCGCGTCATCGGTGAACGCGATGTCAAACGCTTTGCTGTAGCCGGCCAGCGCGTCGGTGCCCACGCCCAGGGTCTGCGCGAAGCTGCCCGAAGCCAGTTTGATCTGTTCGAACGCCTGCGTCAGCTGCGCCGACATTTCGGTCGTGAGCTGTTGCTTATCGGTCCAATTCTTATCGCTGCGGAACCAGCCGCCGTCCTGGTGCATCTGCTGGTACGTCTCGCCGGTCACACCGGTGGAGGACAGCGTGCCGCGCAGGCCCGATGCTTTCAGCTCGGTCGGGCCCATGCCGAACAGGCGATTGATACCGCCCGAGATTGCGCCAGCGACAGCGCCGCCCACGGGGCCGAAGTATGCCGATGCCGCCGCCGTTGCGAGCTTTTCGATCTTCATGCCGCCCGAGCCGATTTCGTACTTGCCCGAGATCGCCGAATTGAGGGTCGAGCCGATCATATAGCCGGCGGCGATGCCTGCGGCTTTACCGACAACCGTGCCGACCGTTTGGCCGATTCCGGACATGCCGCCGAGCGAACCGTCAGCGCCGAAGCCCTGCATACCCTTGCCGAACGTGGTCACGGCTTCGCTGCCGAACTTCTCGCCCAGTGCGGTGACGCCTTCGCCCAGGCCGGACGCGAAATTAGTGCCCAGGTTGGACAGGCCGCCGCTGACCGCCTTGTACATATTGGATGCGGCGCCTACGGCTTGGATCAGCGGGTTGGTGCTGGAGCTGGCCGCGCTGGCGAATACGTCGCCCGTGCCGCCGGTCAGGGCCGGTGCGCCGCCCGTCACCTGCGCGCGCACGTCGATGATCCACTTTTTGAGGGTCATCTCGTACAGCCAGGCGAACAGCACATTCTTGAGCGTGTCGCGCAACCGCGTAGCCAGGTCCTTGCCGCCGTCGAGGATCGAAATGAACGTGTCGTGGGCGACGCGCTCAATGTCGTCCCACAGCTTGACCTGCGCATCAAGTTGCGGCTTGAGCCCCTGGTTTTGCAGCCAGATCGCATATTCGCTTTCCAGACGCTTGCGGGCTTCGGTGCCCTCCTCGGCCAGGCTGATGCGCGACTGCCACATCGCCTTATCGATGGCCAGCTGCGCGGCGGCGCGCGACCTGTCGTCCGGCAGGTAGTCGATGGCGAACTGTTGATTCTGCTGGCGCAGCTGGTCGGCGTATTGCAGGGCCTTCGACTGCGCCGCGATCGCGCGCTCGTTCTTCGTGCGCTCGGCGGTGTCCAGGCGCATCTGGTCAATTTGCGCCTGCGTGTATTCGGTGCCGTCATAGTAGGCATCGTTCAGCTTGCGCTGCAGCTCGGCCTGGTTCTTTACGGCGATCATGTCGAGCTCGCGCGCATCGGCGATCTTGCCATAGTTGGCATACTCGACGGCCAGGCCGGCGGCGGCTTCCTGCTGCGCGAGGCGCGCCTCGTCCTGCGCCTTCGTCAGGTCGCGCTGGATCTGCACCGCCTTGACGGTCTTCTCGCTGGCGGCAAGCTGCTCGAGCGTGGCCTGCACGCTGGCGCGCTGTGCGGCTGACAGTTTCAGCTTGCCGGCAGCGGCTTCCTGGTCGACCTTGATCGCCAGCTTTTGCGATTCGGTGGCGTTACGCCCGGCGACTGCTTCGATCTGGTTCGCGGCGATCTTTTCGTGGATGCTGGCGATCAGTTCTTGGTAGGCGCTCTTGGACTTGTCG